TGATCTCTTAATTTAGATAGTGGTACATATACTTGAAATATATGTTCTTTAGCAGAATCTAGCGTGAAGGGTATAACATCAGGAGCACCGTGTGTTTCTTGTTCTTCTTTCTTGTGTCGTTTAAGCTGATCGCCTATCTCCATATCTAGCGCAGGTGTAGCCTGTAGCATGGATGTATTTGGGGAAGAATTTGTATTATACATTGTAAATATTTATGCAAACGAATAAATAAAGGTATGACTAAATTCGAAAATAGATTTTTTAAAGTATTAAAAGAACAAGACGAAGATAGAGCGGCAATGGTATCCACGCTTGATAAAGGTACACCAGAGGATGCTTTTGATACTGATCTTGATACTACACCTAGTTCTGATGATCCAAATGCAGCTGTCTCACGTGCTTTATCAGAACGTGAAGCAGTTATGGTATCTCAATTAAGAGAATGGATTAGCTCGATGGAAGAGTTTCTTCAAGAGTTAAATGGTACAGAGTCATCAATACAAACTGCACTTTCTAACGCAGAACCTGATACACTTTTCGACAAAATGAAGCAATCTGAGCAACGTAAAATAGCACGTGTTGCAACTGAACTAGCAGCGCTCGCAGAATCATTTAAAGGGTTTTTAGCGCAATCTAACAACACATCGTTAAAATACGTTTAACGTTTATTTTTAATATTTGCAAGTCTAAAAACACCTTCAAGTCCGCTGAAGGTGTTTTTTAGTATAAAGCCATGCGTAATTTCATCTCTTTTACCTGCTATACACAAATCATTAAAGTCTTTGTATTTCGTGCCTATTTGCTCTGGCCATATAAAAACTGCCTCATTATTTTTTAGGAGAATTTCTGTCTTTGAGAGTGATGCGTTATCTAGCCATTGACTATCTAAAACCCACACTTTTTTATACCATGCAAGAACACTGTCGATTTGCTCTTGCTGTCGTTTTGTAAAGGATGTCTGCCCCCTTTCTGTTATACCTGCAACAGCAACGCTATTTCGTGTAAAGAAAGCGTTTAAAGGTCCTTCAAAAATAAATACATAATTGTATTCTCCGCTAATTTTGTTTATATTAAAGAGTGTTTTTTCAGCATTTATACGTGATATATATTTCGGTCTCGTTTTAATATCTTGTGTGGTGATAGATCGAGATTGATAGAATTCAATTTCATTAGATTCGTTTATAAACGGTATAATGAGTCTGTTTTTATGTACGGTATCTGTTAACGATATAAATAGTTTTTCTGGCCTATTAATTGCGGTATCAAGTCGGCGATGTTGAATAATTTTAATACAGCTTTGAACTATCAGGTTTTCTTTGTAAAAATTTAACTGTGTAGGGTCGAACAAATTTATACAATCATCAGGTAAAGTCTTACTCTGTTGCTTAGGGCTTATTTCAGTTGGTATGTGAATAGGTGCTGCTGTTGTAGTGTCATATTCTTTTATATCGTTAATAATATCTATATCAGTTTTACCTGTAACCTCCTTTACCCATTTAAAAGGCTTACTAGACCAGCCGCAATTATGACAAAATATATTATCATTTTTTGGTATATAATAACACCGTCTTTTTTTACCGAGCGAGCCTCCCTCTTTACAAATACAGCACCCCCCTTGATATGTGTTGTTATATTTGTTATACCTGGGTTGATAAACATATTCGAAGAATTTTTCTACAATATATTCACTAGGTATTGCAATCATACAAAGAGTTCTTTAAGTTTATTTTTAAGAAAAAAGAGGCTATACCACGCTTCGCGTTTCTTTAATATATTATTAAATTGCCGCGTTGTACATTCGTCAACAAAGGCCTTCCAATTATCTTCTCTTTTTTGTTGTAATTGACTAAAATAATATTCTTGCTCTTCGTATAATGTATCGATTCGTGATAGGTTAAATAGATCGTAGTTTCTGTTAAAAATATGCCGTTCCCCCTCTGTTAAAATTATATTCTTTTTAAGAAAAAGATCAACCTTACGCTTAGTAAACTTGGGTATACCGGGGACGTTATCCGATTTATCTCCTAGAAGACATTTTACATTAAGCCAATCAACAGTGTTTTCGAACCCTGTCTTCTCCTTAAATGTCTTATCATTATATTCAAACTTTCGTATAGGGTCGTATAGAGATGTATCCTTATTTACAAGTTGTAGAAAATCTTTATCGGCAGATATTATTGTATTTTTATAGTCTACAAGAAACTTTCTACATATAAAAGATACAACATCATCAGCCTCAAGATCTCTCGGAAAAATTGACACAACACCTATGTGTTTTAGTATATCCTTTATAATTTGATTGTTTTGATGTGGTGAAATATCACTACTTCTATTATTCTTATAATCTAAAAATTCTTTTTTACGTAGATTTTCACGATAATCTGGCTTTTCATCCCAAACAACAAATATGTCAGATGGTGCAAATTGTGATACATACGAAAATATTGCATTTAGTGTAAAATATATATGTAAATTGTTAATTTTTTCTATGCAACTGAATCCAGCTTTAGCTGATTGAGTCTTTGCCACCCAATACGTTCTGTGTATTAGGTTGTTTCCGTCTATTATTAGCTTTTTCATTATGTTTATATTGCTCCGTACTTGTTTTGAGCACAAATTTTGGGACATTTTCTATATACTGTATAATTTTAGTCTCAATTGCATTATTAACAACTGGTATATCTATATCCCTGTTAATTAAATTTGGTATAGATAAGAAACAATACGCTGCCTTGTTAACTTTTATACATAGCAGCATTTCACCGGCGTATGCTCCGGTATGTACTGCATATATATCACCAGGTCTTATTAAACTCTTAACCTTCATACATGACATACGTTAAGTATTTCATAATAATAGTATTTAGAGCATCCTTCTCCATTTGAGATTTTGCGTATTTTAAAACAACCGGTTCGCCGCTAAGATCGTAACCTATAATAGCAAACGTATTAAGAAACTCTTTTACAGTTGATATAAGAGCTGTATCTATTTTTAATTTACTTACAGCTGCTTTTTTATCTTCAATATTAACCTTAAGCGCTTCACGTATAAGGTTTTTTATTTCATCTTCTGAAAACGAATCTCTATCATCACGCTTCATTTGTTGTATTATTTAATTGCGTAACACCCTTATCTAGCAACGTCGTAACAATTACTTCCATGGAGTTTGTTATTAACGAAAAGTTACGCGGAAAGCGGATTCCTCCATCATTAAACTCAAACATCTTTTCGCTTTTGAAGTTTTTATTTTCAAAGCATGTAATAAAGACGGAAGTATTGCCGGGATCTACCATTACTGTCCATCTGCGTGGGTCATGTTCCGGGTAAATATTGCAAATTTTCCACACTAGAAAGCCACTATCTTTTAACCTTTTAATGAAATACGATAATGTTGTTATTTTATTGCGCTTTGTATTTGTCATTGTGTTAGTGATGTTAGTATATATTTTAATTTAATATCACTATCTTGTATATCAATAATAGAAACGCCATATTTTGTATTAATACCAAAGCTAATATCATTTGTAACAAGAGACACTAATTTTATGTTATCAAGATTAAAGGGGAGAGGAGATAGATCGAAAGCAACTTCACCTAAATCAAGTTCAAAAACATCTGTATTGTGTCGTGATCTATCTGTTAACTCTCCCTTAAGCCTGTTATCTAACGTATATAGATAAAGTTTATTTGTATCGGTTGCAAAGGCACTTCCTCTTATTATTGATTGTATTGTATCTTTTTTGAGAGTAAAATTTATATCATAAGCAAATCCTTGCACCTTACTAATGTTAATAGTAGGCGGTACAAGAAATCCATCTTCATACATATGATATTTAAATCTCGATGTCTTACCGGTATATTCTATACTATTATTATTAATGGTTAGAATCACTTCGTCTGCTTGTATTGCATCTAAAACACGTACAAGTTTTTTTATGTCAGGTATATTTAAATTACCGCGAAAATCTGATTCAATACCGCCCATCTCGCAGTAGATAATCATTGTATTATCTACAGATGATGCAATAGAGGTTATCTGTTTGTTTTCTGCTTCTTTAAACGAGAGAATGGCGGAATCGTTTATTTTCGAAATAGCTTCAAGAGCTTTTATAAAATTAGGCCTGTTTAGTATTTTTACTTTTTTTAGGTGCATTACAATAAGTATTAAGTGTTGAGGCAATTTTGCTCAAGTTGTTATTTATATCTTTAAGTATATCGCTTATCGTCTCGCTTGCGCTGCTTGAAGAAATTTGCTGTATATTGTCTATAGTAGATACGCTATGGTTAATATCAACATTAACCGGGGGTGGTGTTACTACTTGATTAAAGGTAGGTTCAACATACTGCACTCTATTGTCCACTGGTGCGTGTAGGACTTGTTCGAGTTGCCCTTGAATATCTTTGCTTATAGGTCTTAGGTGGTTGGTATAACCAACCACCATTTGATCTGTTTGCTTTGCTTGTGCGTGCACAGTACCAAAAAACTGTATCATCGCTTTTTTTTCTTCTTCTGTCATACTTATAGGTCCTTGAGAAGTTCGTCAATATCACTATCAATCGTACTTTCTACATACTTTGGCTCCTCTTTTTTTGTAAAAGTTGGAATTGGAGCATCATCACTATATTTAACAGGTGCTGATGTTGTTTCAGTTTTAACATAAAAGTGTTCATCGAGCATCTGCTTCAAATCATCGTATGATTTTAGTGTAAATACCTTTGTTAGGTCGAAAGCACTATCATAAATCTTTTGCTGTTCAGCCTCACTAATGTTGATCCTACCTGAAGTGGTAAATCTAGAAGAAACATAGGTAGGATAATCGCCCTGATTTTCACACTTAATTTTAAAGCTAACGCCATTTTGACCGAGATCAAAAATACGCGGACCAAATTCTTCAGCGTCTTCTCCCTCAATGGCTTCCATAATAATTTTATGAAGCTGTTTACCGTAACGTAACATTTTTACTTTACCGTTGTTGTCAGGATTTGAAGGATCATCGATTACATAGACATTTACAAGATACTTTTCAAGTCTTTTAATAGCAGCAACCTTTTCCTTTTCATCCTCTGTACCGGTCCTGAGAATACGAAACCTCTCTTCGGCAATTGGATCTCTTTCACCAAACGTAATGGGGGAGAGAGCTTGTACGTATTGACCTGAAGCAAATGAAACCCACCCGTGATTATAATAATGGAAGAAGGTATTTTTAGGGTCCTTAGAATATGGGAGAAGTCTTACCGTATAAGTATTACCCGGGGTTGTTTTAAGTATCTCTGTATATGTAGTGTTGCTATTTTCATTATCGCCCTTTGAGAGCGCGTCTTTAATCGATTGAAACATTGTATTGTTGAATGTACTCATAATTTTATTTTTGTTATATTATTATTGTATAAGATGTGTTTGTTTTTTCAAGAGCTCAACCTCAACAATGTTAAGTGCTTTTCTAATTATAACTTTTAGTTGCGTTGATTTCTGGAAATTTAACCGTGTTTCGTCAAGTATTTTATAAAAGTCCTTGATAAAAAAATCTAAAAGATTGCTTTCCACGGTACGCAGTACCCGCTCACAATCAAGGCCGTGAATAGTATAAAAGTTTATGCTATGATCTCTCAAGTGCTGCAATATTACAGGTGTAGTACCGTTGTTATATGTTTTATATTGCGTGAGTGTTAGGTTATGTTGTATGCAAAAATTGTATATAAACTTACAACACTCTTTACTTCTTGCTATATTATCTTGATTGTCGGGATCATCTCTCTCTCGCTGCTCTAAATAAAGAGAGTAGCACCGAATAGCTTTTGGTGTGTTAAAAAACTCGAGACTAAAATAATCCTCTGCACCGTAGTATTTGTAAGGAGCAGAAAAAAAATCTTTTGGTTTAATTTGCGCGTTTCTTTGAAAAAAGGAACTAATTTTTTTTAAATTGCAATACACGCTAGGCTGCAGCTTGCTAAAATCTTGCCGTATTTTAAATGGTTTATGTTTAATGGTACGCGATGCAACTAGAAACTCGTTGTATATTTGCTTCTCATAATTAGTTAATACCATTTTTTTTACTGTTGATGTATTTAGTTATGTATTTACTCTTTGTAATGGTGGGATCGTAATCTAGAAATATTTTTACAACCTCAAATGTTGAGTCTACTCCAAGGAGCTGTTTAAGCGTAGTACACAATACAGGATTCTCAAGTATTAATATAAAGACGTTTTGTAATGATAGTTTTTTACCATATAGTAGTGTGCTTGTTGTGCAAAATGATAATAGTATATGCTCGCTTTCGCGGTCTATAATATTTTGTGACGGGTTTACTATTGATGTTGTTACAAACATGGTGATAGCTGTTTTGTGAGTTTGAGAAAGTTACTTGATATGGCGCCCTTAATTGTTTCTCGCTCTGTGTCAATATGCTCAGTATTAAGGAGAAATTTAGATAATTTTATGAAGTCGATAGTACATAATTTATTATTCTTGTTGAGAAGTATTTCTTGTTTTGATAACACTACTATTATCACGATTGCAGCATTTAATTTTTTTTTCATGTGCTCAATTAACTCTTCGTGGTATGACTCACTAAAGCAGCTTACAATCTTATTATTTTTTATTTCCCCCTCAAAAAATTGAATCTGTTGAAGGTTATCTTTATATTCGAGTAAATATAATTTTATCTCATTTAGGTCTTCGTGTGTAAGATTAGCACTATTTGTCTGAAAAATTTTAATTTTTTCGTGTATAGTTAGGTTGCCGGGTAGAGTACGATTCACGCTACATATTTATATAACGTGACAGTTTAATCAACCTGCAAGCATTTGAAGTGTACTAAATACACTATCTTCAGCAGTTTGATCTTCGCTTTCTGCTTGCGAGATAGAAAGAGTTGTATAATCTATGCGCATTGCTTGTGTATGACCTCTCGGACCATACCTATTTTTCATCATACCTAATCGTATAATCCCAAGATCTCGATCCTCTTCATTTTGAAATATCGAAACAATTACATCGGCGGTAGCTGCAAGACCAACAGACTCAGATATTGTTGCAAGATCAGGATTTTCTGTATTAAATCCTGATCTGTTTAACTGTGTTGCAGATATGATAGGGCAATTAAATGTATAGGACATAGCTCGTACTTGCTCTGTTACGTTCTTAATACGCTCGTATGAGTTTGACCCGATTGTTGTATGTAGTAAATTTAGATAATCTAGTACGATAGCGTGTATAGTAATACCAGTATCTGTTAGCTTCTTAACAAATGCTTTAAGTTGATTGGGAGTTATTGTTGAGGGAGGAAATTCTTTAATAAAGATCCTACCAGCGTTACTATTTTGCTGCTCAATAATTGCTTGCTTGAGTGATTTAGAGTGTATGGATAGATCATTTAAAGGTATCTTGGTAACGTTTGTACAAATACGACGTGCGTATAGAAGTTCAGACATTTCTAGCGTTACGAGTAATACATTTTTACCCTGTTTGGCTATGTTAGAAGCAATATTTCCAAGAAAAATTGACTTACCTATATTCGTCTCTCCTGCAAAAACATATAAGGAGCGTCCAGATTCATGAAACCCACCATTAAGAGCTTCATCTAGCCACGGCCACGTACTTGGAATAGATTTTTGAACGTTACATAGATCATCAATTAATAAATCAATATCATTATACAAGTCAAATCCTGTATCAGTTACAAGATTTATATTACATGTTTTTTCTATTTTATCTAGAATCGTGGATGTGTCAATATTACCACTTGCAATATCACTTGCTACATCAAGCATCGTCATATAGACGGCTTTTTCTTTTAAAAATCTTTCTGTATTATCATACAGTTCATCTTTATCGATGTTTTTATCTATATCTTTAAACGAGTTAACAAGCTGTATAAAAGAGTTTTTGGATTCCTCTGTATTAAGATAGGTTTTTACTTCTGTTATCGTAGGTAGTTTATTTCTACGCTCGTAAAAATTAGTTATAATATCAAAGATCGCTGCGATACCTTTATCTTTAAAATACGATGGCTTTATATAATCAACAATACTTGAAAGATATGTGGTATCGAATAAAGCTCTATAACATAGCACCTTTTCAAAATAATCGAGATCTAGCTTACTCACCTTTTTATTATAGCGCTCCCTTCCACTTTTCAAGAAACCATTGTTGACCTTCTAGAAATTCTGGAGTAAATTCTTGTAGACCTGGAGATGCATGCGTGATTAAGATATCGGAAACACCTAATTTAAAGCCTG